AGGAACACCGTCGATCAGGACTGTTCAGGACTTCGGGAATTTTCACATTTTTATGGGAACCGATAATATCTACAAGTTTGACGGTATGCAGGTCGTACCCATAGGCGATGCTATCGTAAACACCATGATCCGCAGTCTTAACGCGGGTATGTCGCACCGGGCGTTTTCAGCGAAGATGCTCGACAGGAACCTTTACGCGCTCTTTGTACCGACTTCGGCAGACTATCCCGACAAGGCGTACGTTTACAACTACATCGACGATTCGTGGTCGATATGGGAGTTCCCGCAGCAGATGACCGCCTTTGGGTACTGGTATTCAGACTCATCCGAGACGTGGGCGACGTGGGATGCTTCCGCGATAACGTGGGCAGACCTTCTCGCTTCCGGTGAATCGTGGACTGACTTCCTCGCGTATGGTGGAACTCCGACCTATCTCTTTGGCGACAAAGACGGATACGTTTACGAGTTCGGTTCTGGTACTGACAATGGTGCTGACATCACGGCAAACATGACCACGCGGGACTATCCGCTGAACGACCCTCGACAGCTTTTCAAGCTCCTTGAATTGCTCATTGGTATATCGCAGTCAAGCACCGGTGCGCTTCGCGTGAGGGCTTCTGTCAACTTCGGCGGTGAGTGGTCCGGGTGGGGGAACATTGACCTCGCGGGGACAACGGAATATTTCGAGCGCATTGTTAATTTTCTTATGCGCGGCACACAGGTTCGCTTCTACATCGAGAATGTAAGCGGGGCGAACTTTGAGATTGAATCGCTCGTTGTTGGATTTAACAACGCGGGAGTGTAGGAGGCAATATGGGTTTCGCAAGTAAGCTCAAGAAAAAGGTTTTCGGTGGAAGCGGTGCCGGGATGAAGTCTGTATCAACACTAACGCCGGAACAGGCGGCACTGTTAAAGCAGCAAACTCAACTCGCGCAGCAGTACACGCCGGGTATTTACGCGCAGATGAACCAGATGGCGCTTAATCCAGAGAACACATACAATCGCTCGCAAGCCGACATAGAATCGTTCTATCAGGATACGATGGCAAACCCGGCAATGTATGCTTTTCAGAATACTCTCGTTCCTCAGCTATCAGAACAGTACGGCGGGAAATTCCACTCCTCGGCAAAGACAAAAACACTTGGCCGGGCTTTTTCTGATTTACAGAACCAGCTTTCTCAACAGCGAGGGAATTTGTTCTACAACGAACTTCTCCAGTCACAGCAGGGGCAAGAGAACGCTCTCGCGCGGCAGATGCAGGCTCTTTCGGGAATGAGCGGACTGTTTGGTGGCTCTCTTGGCGTTAAGGCAAAAGAGAATTATTACAGTCAGGGCGGTCAGGGATTATTGGGACAGATAAATCAGGCCGTTGGCACTGGACAAAATCTCATGAATTTTGGAACTCAAATAGCAGGCATGTTTGGAGGCTAAGAATGCAGTATATACCGCGTGACGATTCAAACATTAGGCTGATGCAAGTTGTTGACCAGATGACGCGCACGGCCAATGAACAACGGCAAGCTGAGCGCGCTCAGGCCATGCAGCGGTTTGCCATGTTCAGGAGCCTAGGGGACGCCAAACGTGCTGCCGAGGAGCTTAATAAGGCACAGGGTAAAGGATTGCTTTATCGGCTATTCAGCGATAATTATAATCGTCCAGAAGATTTTAGCGTTGCAGGCCGTGGACTTGCGGGGCAGATGCGCGGTTCAATGGAGCATCCGCAAGAAGTATCAATGTCCGACAAGATGCAGGTTGCGATGCAGGCCGCAAATCAAGAAATGGCAAAACAGGGCGGATACGGGACTGGTCTACTTGAAGAAGCTAAAACTGGATTTGGGCCGAAGGCTCGCGCCCTCATGGAAAAGCTGCCACGCTCTGCGTATGAACGCGAAGGGCCAATAGATATGCAGCCTCAAGGAGAGGAATACACCGACGCTAAGGCTGCCGCCGCACAAAAGAGAATTGCTCAGGTAGAAAACTCTCAAGCGAAATACGAGTCGATGAAAGCACGAAATATGCAATCGTCTCCGGTTTCAGCACAGGCCACAGACCAATACGACTACTATAAAGCCCAGTACGATGCCGCACTTGCAAGTGGTAAACAGGGTCTTATTAAAGACGCCTACAATGACATGGTTCACAAGTTCAAACTTCTGGACAACAAGTTCGGGTGGAATATGTCGGCTGGCTTAAAAGAGCTTAGGCCAACTTTCGGTGGCGGTATTGGTGGAGGAAAGAAGGTTCTCTGGAAGGAGCGCGGAAGTGAGCGCAAGCAATATCTACCAGAAGGACAGGTTCCGAAGGACAGCGAGAATTGGGTTCCGATTGACTCCGAAGATTCTTCAGCGCTGCGCCGTGATCTTATAAAACTGGACGAGCAGATTGCCGCCGCAAGAGAGGCTAATGACGAAAAGACGCTTTCAACCCTAATGGCGCGGAGGAGACAACTCGAAGGGAAGACGCCCGAGACAAAGCAAAATTTCGTCGCGCGAATGGACAACTCTCTTATTAATCCATACTTATCATACCAGTCGGGCGACGATCTAGACACGCGCAATGTGGCTGACAACACTCCGGCCAACAAGAACCAGCCGGTCGCACAGCCAAAGATTAAGTACAAGGAAGGCTATGAATACGAAGTCAACGGACAGCGCATGGTGTACCAAAACGGGAGATTGAGAAAACTGTAATGCCAGATATTCGTGAAATAGGTCCGTATCAAGAGGAGCCTACCGTCAAGGAGATAGGCCCCTACAAGGCCGCGCAGTCCATACGCGAGATAGGGCCATACGAAGAACCACAAAAGATTCGTGAGATAGTGCCAGCGAAGGAGACACGCCGCGCACCGCAACACGAAGAGCACTACTTAGATCGTGCTTTGAGGAATACCAACTTGGCAGAAATGGCAGGGCGGGCAATTCAAAAGATCAACCCATTTATGACCGACGAGGAGGAGGCCGCGTTACGCCAACAAAGCGAACAAGAAGTAGAATTAGCCAAACGTATGGGAAATACCGCACCCATTCGCGGGATCGAAGAGGAAACAAAGCCGATCAACCTCGCAATCGGTCTTGCTGGAGCGAGGGGGCTGTCAATGCTTACGAAAACTCCGTTTGCACCAGTCCGCGAGGCGGTTGAAGCGGTTACTCAACTACCAATTAGCATTATGCCGTGGCAGGTAAAGACTAAAGCAGAAGCCCTAGGAATACTTCCAACAAAACCATCTAGCAAGGCCATACAGGCTATTGATGCCATGTATGACGCAAGCGAAAAAGAGATTTCCACTCTTCACAAGGTGAATATACCTAACATTCTTCGCAAGGCCAAAACACGTTTGGTAGATACCAGCGGTAACGTCAAAGAGGACTTGAAAAAACTTGGACCGATTGGAGAAGATGCCGCTATTCGTCACGACTTAGCTCGCGGTGCTTCTGCCATTACAGACATGGAGTTGGACAAGTACAGTCGATCAATCTACGAAGGATTGTCGCACGATGACGAGCGGCAACTTAACAGGATTATTGCTTCCCGCCGCACAGTATCTATTGGTAAATATAAAGACGTTGCCAACACCAAAGGATTTACACCAGAAGACCATGCGGAGTACCTAAAAGCACTTGCCGAATCTGATCCACAAAGATTCAAAGCATTGAATGACCGCGCAGACAAGTACTTCGGAGTCATGCAAGAACAGCTTGGTAAAATGAAACAGGCAGGCTTACTTGACGATGCATCTTATCAGGCGCTTCTTTCAAAAGGAGATTACTCGCCGAGAAGATTCATACAGTATATCGACCCAGAGCAAAACTATACTTTCGGCGGTACAAAGCTTACCGTGCCTTCTAGTGGAATCAAGGCGTTGAAAGAAGGCAGCGAGCAGGCCATGGAAAATAATTCTCGACTTCTCATGGCCGAAGTTGTATCACGCACCAATGCACGTATTATGAAAAACAGCGCGAACCAGGAATTGTTTAAACTCGCGCAAGAAGTACCTGACAACGGACTTGTGCATGTTGCTATACCTAAGAGGAAATTGTTTTATAATGGTAAGGAGGTTGCTGATGACGCTATCATAGTTGATACATATATAGACGGAGAGCGGAAGCAATACTCTGCCGGAAAGATAGCGAAGATGGTTGAAAATGTTAGAAACGCAGAAGATCAAGCTGTACTCAAGAGAATATCAAAACAATATCAGAAATACAAGTGGGGTATGAGCGAGCCAACTCCAACTGCGGGCAATGAGATTGTCGCTGTTATGGTAAATGGCAAACGTCATTATCTAGAAATGCCGTCAGATATAGCGAAAGAGTGGGTACTTTCAGACCCGCAAATATCGAAACAGTTGTCTTCAGCGATAGGATGGTTGTCGGGATCAAAAATATTAAAGCCGATGGCTACAGGACTAAACCCTGAATTTGCAGTCACAAACTTTGCTCGTGACCTTGCACATATCTTTCTCACTACGGATGAGTATTCGTCGTTCCTCCCAAAAGCGGTGGGGCAGCAGGCAGTAGACCTCGTATCCACAGCGAAGGATGCCGTGCTACGTAAGGGAGACTACCTGAAATACGTTCAGCAAGGCGGCGGAATGGAGTTCTTGACTCACCAGGGTAGACCAGGATTGGCGGGTTCGGCGCTTGACAAGCTCTATGGCGTGATGGGGTATCTTGGAGAAACTACCGAGATATGGTCGCGGCTTGCGCTCAGAAAGCGTGCCCTTAAAAACGCAGCCAAAGAAGGAATTGACCCATCACGAGCCGAGATGCGGGCCACATACGCCGCGAGAAACTATCTTGACTTCTCGCAGGGTGGGTCGTTTGTCAAGGCCGCTGACTCTGCTATACCATACTTAAACGCTGCCATACAAGGTACGCGCGGTGTGTTCAGATATGCGGCAGACCACCCCGGAAAGTTCACGTATAAAGTCGGACAGATTGGAACTATGGCTGCGGGATTATATTATGCCAACCGCATGACTAACCCCGAGGCGTGGGAACAGGTTCCCGACCGCGAGAAAGCGTCAAACTTTATATTCACCACCCCGCTTTATTATTACGACAAGAACGGGGACAAGCGTTATTACTATTTCAAGGTAGCCAAAGATCAGTCGCAACGCATCTTCGCGTCAATATTTGAGAACCTCGCCGCAGCCTCGATAGGTGATACATTCAAATCAAACCAGTTGTCAATGGCGTTTGAAGACGGGCTTCCAATAGTTCCTACCGGCGTTCTTCCCCCAACAATCGAGGCCATGCTTGGATATGCGGCCAACAAGAACTTTTGGCGCAACGAGGATATATGGCGCGGTCGCAAAGGGATTGAACCGTCTCAGGAATATAACCGCTATACTCCAGAAGCCTATGTTAAACTCGGAGAAGCAACTGGAATGTCACCTGAACGAACTAAGTACGCTCTCGAACAGGTATTCACGAGCGGTAATATATGGACATCTCTTACCGGTGGGGCCATGAGTGCTATGCTTGGCGAACTCCCGAAGGACATGCGCGACCAGACGATGCAAGAGATGATTAGCAAGGCTCCGTTTATCAGAAAAGCTTTGCGTTCGACTGATCCGTTTGCTCCATACCAACAGGAGTCAGAAGGAATCAAACGGGAACGCGCTACAAAAAGGGCTGTGGTTCGCCGTGAGTTTGACGCGATTGCCGATGAATACGCACGTGGTAGAATCTCGAAGGAAGAAGCTGTTGAGTTCATCAACACGCAACCGAGGGAACAGCGCCGGTATTTTTTGCGCCAATTAAACGAGAAAAAAAGCTTGACTGGAATACCTGACGGAAGGTGGTGGCGTGACTTGCAGTATCAAGATGCCGGTACTCGCGCAGAGATGTTTCATCGGCGGTATGAACGTGCCAGCGATGAAGAAAAGGAAAGGCTCGATAGGCAACTTTATAAACTCAAAAGCATACGCAGCAAGGAATTTAACGCCGAACTGAGAAGATTGAGAAATGAAAACCAATAAATCACCGATACTGCCGCTCATACCATCCCCCGACGATAAAGCCGGAATGAGCCGGTACATGCAATCTGTCAACCAATTTCTTCAAGACCTTGCATTGAACGCCCGCGCCGACCTCGACACTCTTTCTGGTAGTATAATTTCTCCATATCGTGTTGGGCAATCTCTTATTACTCAAGAGGAGATTACTCTATCTTCGTTAGACCCGTGGTTTAACTTGGCAACTCCAACTTCAACGCTGAGTGCTGCTAATTACGTCGATTATGTCCCATACCTAAGAACAATCGTTGCTGGCCCGCGCTGGTCGTCTGCGGTACTCTCCGGGACGGTGACGCTCGCGGGAACGGCACTGACCGGAAGCAGCACAAATTTTGATCCCGAGATAGCCGTCGGCGACCTCGTTTTCATCGAGAAACTTAATCAGTTTAGATTTATTGCCACGCGGACATCCGATACGGCGGCAACCGTGAATGAACCCGGCACGGCGGCTGCTGGTGCGCGGATATGGAAGATCACGAAATCCGTCAGCAAGACCACGACGTTTCCGATCACGTCGTACCAGATCACCGGCGCAACGTCGTTTTCGCTTTGGTTCAACGAGGGTAGCACCACGAAACAGCCCGAAAATTACATCCTCATGCTCGCGCTCGCCGAGGCCTACGCTTATGACCGCGAGTACGGGACACTCACGCTACCGGACGCCATAGGTGGCATACCGGCCGGGGATTATCAGATAACGGGCGTTACGCTCGCCAACGTCGGCAGTTCGTCGGCCGTGATTACCTGCTCGGCTTCAGGACTCACCGGTGGCGCAAAAACCGCGAGTTCGGCAAATATCAGCATTTACCCGCACCGCATTGCGGGAAGTACCACGACGGCGCGGCACAAAGAGCTGACTGACGCGGCGATCATGAACGACGGCCTGTATAATGTGCTGGGGTTGGCGCAAAGGGATGCGATGCAGGGATTAAATTTCGAGACAACAACGGGAGCGGGTACTACGGCATACGGTGGATTCGGTACGGGTGACACGTCCTCCGGGAGAAAACTCATAGGCCCAGTCACCGACGGCACAAACGGCACCCCACGCACCGGCCCACACACCCGTCCACGCTCTGGGATATTTAATTTTTACGCCTACGTGGGCACATACGCAGCATAGGATACGACAATGACACGGAACGAGATCACGCTTATTACCGCCGGTATAGACAGAATCGAAAAGCAGATCGCGGACATGCGCGATGAGTTCCGAGAAGAGCTTTGCCGCGTCGAGAAAGCCGCCGTCAGTACCGCAGTCCTGAAAGTTCAGAGGTGGGTATTGATTTCGGTGGTCGCCGCAGGTTTCTCTTTATTTCTCGCACTGGTAAAATGTTCTTGACAGTTTTTAAAGACCATAATAAGGTGACACTATGAATGTAAGAGAAGAATTTGTCAAGTTTTTTTCCGAGTACAAGGAAGCCTATACGCGGAAACACCTTGACTTCGTGGTGACAAGCGGCGACCGCCCGCGCGATCCCATCGGCTCTCCGCATCGCAAGCCCGACAACGCGATTGACATCACGCTTCGCTGGTATCAAGATTATGCCCCTATCGCGGCCTACAACCACTTATTTGCCCACATGCTCAACCATTGGCCCTACCGCGCGGGGATAGACAACACCACCGGGAACATCCATATACACATCGACCTAGGCCAGGGTAGCAAAACTGGTGTACCGTATTTTTTCAAAGAGGACAACGGTAAGTTCCTGTATCGTATCGAGAGCGAGGCACAAATAGCATGAGACAAAAGCGCGTAGACTACTACCTTGACAAGCTGCTTTCGCGCAAGCTGCAAGTCGTGATTTTGTGCGTGATATTGTTTCTTGCGACTGACAAGTTCGACGCCGATAGTCTAGTCATTGTGATGTGTGCATACATGGGGTTTTCGGTAGCCCAAAGATTTGCACCACCATATCAAGGTGGATGAAATGAGCTATGGAGATAAATACTATTTTGGGACTGGCACAGGGCTGCATTCGTGGTGGTGGCCCAAAACAACAGACGTAGATTTTTGCACCGGTCGGCCGATTGTGTGGACATATCCGGCGTATCGAGTGATTGAAAGATACGATACCCGCGGTAAACTTATCGAGAGAATAACGGAGCCTGTATGAAGCGCATAATCATATCACTATGTTGTCTCTGCGTACTTGTCGCGTGTTGTATGTCCATGCCCGACAAAAACGATTACGCCGGTGGGCCGCAAGCCTGTTATGATTTCGACAGGTGTATGTATTACAACCAAAAGAACACCGACAAATCTATCTGCGCACCGTTCGCGCGGGACTGCTCTGCCTACCGAAGATTTGAATACTGCAAAGACGCGAAGAACCTCCCCGACAACATCCGCTTTCAGGAGTGTTGGGATAAGCTAGATTGAATATGACAGGAATATATATTATCGAAAACATTGCCAATGGTAAGAAATATATTGGTAGCGCGAAAGATATATATCAGCGTTGGGTGAGACATAAAAATAAACTCAGGCGAGGAACACACGAGAACCAACTACTACAACATGCATATAATAAATACACAGAATCATGTTTTAGGTATTCTGTTTTGCTATATTGCGACATACAAACACTGCTTTTTTATGAACAACGAGCGCTAGACAGTTTTAAGTCTTATGTTAGAAAATATGGGTATAATATTTGCCGTACAGCGGGTAATACTTTAGGGAGAAAGCATACTGATTTATCAAAGAAAAAGATGTCGGAATACAGAAAGGGGCGCAAGTTTTCTGAGCAGCATAAAGAGAATTTATCGCGTGCGCTAAAAGGAAAGCAGACGTGGTTGATCGGAGTCAAGCATAGCGATCTCACAAGAAAGAAAATATCCATTGCTCAATCTGGCGAACGCCATAGTGGATGTAAATTATCAGAAAATCAAGTAATTGAAATACATAGAATGCGTCCGAATCATACACTCAGGGAATTGGCGTTAATGTATCATGTCTCAATGGGATGTATTAACGGAATAGTGAATGGTTATACATGGAAGCATTTAAATCAGAAGTGAGTTACTCCCGGCGGCTACTATTCCACCGGGAGCATATCCACGGTTCGTACAATTGATTATTTACGCTATCGCAACCTGCCTTACATAAATTTTACATCACGCGGCGAGTCGTCCGATCTTCCGCGATTTGCGCCGGCCGGGGTCGAACCGACATCTCCACGCCTTCAAGGGCTATGGCGGTGCTCCATTTCACCACGACGCAATTTTTGAACTGCACCACTGTTCCCCGAAAACTCGCCATTAGCGGGTATGCCTACGGGCGATCCACCGGCAATTCAAAGAGATGCAGTTCAAAATTTGGACGCGCCCGGTATCGAGCCGGGGTCCGCGACGTTCCGCTTTGGGCTTGTGTCGCGTCGAACCATTCCGCGCCCCTATAAAATACTTTTGAATACGCTTATCTCGAATGTCCAGAAAAAGCAATACAACGATATTGTGATCCAGTCTCCAGAGTGACGCCGCACGACAAAAGACGGCCAAAAAGACAACTGCCAATTACGTCCACCAATACCGCTGAATGATGATAGTATGTTATAACCACAAATAAAACAATACATGGCGCTCTCCTTGTGTTTGATTAACGGGGCTTCCACCCGCCGCCACCGATGCCCACCCCACCGATGTCTGGTTCACACCCTAAACGCCATTTGTGTGACCGCCCACAAAACCCTGCGAATTTCGCATTGTCAAGAGGCGCGCAGGGTCACACTTTCGCTACGCTGGCAGTGTGGGCCTCGATAGCCGTTTTTATACTGGTGTTCGTCGTCCAGTTGGTTGCGATGGCAACGCCTGACATGCGCTGTACCGGCCGGTCGTTCTCACATGGAGCCAACAATCGCAACCTACATTACAAGTACCATTCCAGCGCGGAAATGTCAAGCAAAAAATAAAAAAAACTTGACACGCGCAACATCTCATGCCACCTTGAATCTCCACTCGCTGCGGGGCTTCCCCGCGTCCATGTGGACCTCCTGCCCGATACCTGTCGGGCCTCGCCACCCGGCGAGTTTACCGCTCAGCAATGGGCGGTATTTTTTTGTCCGCGCCCAGAAAAAATTACAAAATTGGATTGACTTATTTTTCAATATCGACGACATTGTAATCAGTTAATTGGTGGCGACCAAAAACGCTAGGAGGTAAGCATGGGTAAAGAAGAACTGTTGAGGGCATTACTGTCGGGTGGTTCCAATGACGATGGTCCGAAGGCCGTAACCGGGCAGGAGCGCGAGCGCGTGTTCGAGGAAATGCAGCACCTTGATCTGAAGCCGGGCGATAAGGTGTGCTGGATTTCCGAGGAGTACCGTGATGCGATGTTCCCGGCGGTTGGCGAAGTGGCCGAAGTTTTCCGTGTGTTCCCGATCGTAACCAAAGCGCACGTTGGCGGCAATCACGATACCGATGAGAACGATTTTTCCATTCTCACGAAAAAGGACGGAACATACTACGAATACGCTTTCGACAGCCGACGCTTCAAGCTCGTAGAATAGATTCACAGCCCGGCGCAGCCCTCGACGAAAGGCGGCCGGGCAAAGCACAAGGAGGACATCATGAACGACCGCACCTATTACTTTAACCGCTGGCTCATGACTTACGGTACACCCGAAGGCTTCGCCGATTGGTGGAGACATCAAATTAAATTACACGGAGGCGCGATGACGACTGACCCACGAGTACCGTTTTCGGTTTCGCTGCACAAGAGCGCTGCCGACAAGATCGAGCGCTATGTCGCAAAGATAGTCCGCGCGGAAAAGGTGAAGCGCGGCGCTGTCATCGAGCGTATGCTACTCGAATCAATCAAGAAGGAGGACTGACATGAATTTTGACAAAAAAATTTATGACATGGAGCAATCGTTATCTGAAATGAAAACAAGCATCAAAGCGCTCAAAGACGAATATCTATCGTGCAAAAAATTTACTGCATCTTTTCTGTCAGAGTGTGGTAAATCTGGAATATCAAAAGTAGCTATTCAGCGAGCACACAAGTCCATCCCGAAGAGCGCGTCATTTGTGTTTGGGGTTAACAACAGCGTTTTTACAAATGACCAGCACGACGAAAACGGATGTCCTGCGATATGGGGAGTAGTTGAAAGAATTGGTATTGGTATGGGCTGTGGAAACTCGAATCAACACCAGATAGACGCAAGCCGACTAGTCGATGGTGTGTATCATCTCAAAGACGGCGCATGGAATAAAATTGACAAGGAGGACTGACATGCATAACGTAGACCAGATCGCAAAACTGCTTTCCCGCAACGGGCAGGTACATCCGGCGTTCCGCGCTGCTGTATCCGAGGCGCTGATGAAGATCGGCGAGGAGATGGCAGCCGAGAAAATCAAGGAGGGCGAGAATGAGTAATCGCAGAATATGGGATCAGGTTCACAAGCCAGACCCGACTTCACTGAAAACAATCGGCGGCGGTCGCCTCAAAGGAATGACAGACATCAATCCGCAGTGGCGCTTTCAGGCGGCGACCGATGTTTTCGGGCCGTGTGGAATAGGGTGGTGGTACACCATAAAAGAACTGTGGACTGTTCCCGGAGCCGATGGACAGGTGATGGCGTTCGCGCGCGTTGACGTGTTCTACCGTGATGGCGAATCCACCAGCCAGCCGGTCGAGGGTATCGGCGGGTCAATGATGATTTCAAAAGAGAAGGACTATCTTTACACCAACGACGAGTGCTACAAGATGGCCGTCACCGATGCGCTTTCCGTGGCGTTCAAGGCTCTCGGGTTTGGCGCTGAGATTTACGCCGGTAGGTGGGACGGATCGAAATATCTTGAAAAACCTAAACCGCCCGAGCCGACGCCGCAAGACAAACTAAAGTCTCTCCCACAGAAGACCAAAGACGGCATGAAGTCTGTCGGCATTGACACTGTGGCGAAGGCAGTTGCGTTCTGCGAGGCCCACAAGTGGAACGAGGAAACCATGAACGCCGAGCTTAACAAGATGGCCGATCATGCTTGAATACAACGAGGAAACCAGAGTACACTACATCGACGGGATAAAAGTCCCGTCGGTGTCGCAACTACTTCCGCGCGACGAAGTGTGGGTTGACGACGAAACATACGAGGCCGCGCGGCTGGACGGTATCGACCGGCACTCGCGGATAGAGCGCTACCTTGACACCGGAGATACCAACTTCGATCTGATGCTTGAAAAGTTCGCGGAGCTGGTGGACAAGCGCAAGCCCGGAAAGCTCCTTCTCCATGAGCAACCGTTGTTCTCGCGCAATCACATGTTTTGCGGAAAGCCCGACATGCTGTGGGAGAGCGAAACGTGGGACCAGAAGCGCTCCTTCGGACGGTCGGTGAAACACGCGCTCCAGCTCGCGGCTTACGATATTTTGCGCGAGGAGAATGGATATGGATCAAACAACGAATGGTGGGTTGCGGTGTGGGATGGCGAGGAATGGAAGATGCGCGACGTGTTCAAAAAATATCAGGATTCGCGCGAATGGTTCTTGACATTGGTGCGGTTCTACTGGTATTATGCTCCCAAACAGCGCACAAGGAGGGTAGATGAAAAAGAGGATCAGTTGCGCGAAGAAGGTAAAACACAAGAATGAAGAAGCGGCATGGGCTGCCTGCCGTGAATTAAAGAGACGAGGTTTTATTGCGCGTGTTTATAAGTGCAAGCGGTGTAACATGTGGCACGTTGGTAAGCCTAGCTACTTTGACAATCATGAGGCGTTTTGGAGAAATATTTACCGCCAGATGACGCAGCACGACCGCGATGTATTACGAGTATCTGATTAAGCAAAGAACAAGAAAGGAGGATCAATGATTAAAATTGACGACGACTATGTTGCGCGCCATCGACGTGTAGACGCATCCTACGTTACTCCGAGAAAAATAATCTGCGAAGGGTATGAGGATTTCGTTGAGTCGTGCTCGGAGTGCCCGTGCTTTGTCGCACGGCGGAAAAAGTGCGGATTGCTTGAGCGAAAGCTTCTTTCGTGGGAACAGACATTCATTACGGATATTAACACAATTCCCAGAGAGTGCCCTTTGCCGCTTTATTCGTATAAAAGCACTTGACAAATATTATGTCTCGTTGTATATTGTATGTATCAGTACAAGGACTTGTATTGATCCGTACATGGCATTGACGGTGATTTCTCGCCTCCGTGAGTGCCACAAAGCACTAGGGCCGCACTACCCCGCGAGAAACCCGACAGGGTGGGGTGAGTGTGGCCCGTTTTTATTTCAGGAGGAAGGATGCAATTTTTCAAACATTACGCAAACATGAGAAACGATGTGAAAATCAACCGTCTTATTAGGAAATATGGCCTTGAAGGATACGGCCTGTACAACCTTATCGTTGAGTCAATCGTAGAATCGCTATCGTCCGACCACCCCATCCCTGAGCTTGAAGAAACCGCCGAAGACCTAGCCGAACAGTACCGTGGAGACACGGCAAGGATCAGCGAGATGATGCAATTCATGTTGAAACAAGGACTGTTTGAAGTAGACGAGATCACCGGACGGATACTATGCCGCAAGATATACAAGTTCATCGACAAGTCGCAGACGCGATCCGAGGAAATACGAAGCATGATAGAAAGCTATAAAACGTCAGTTTGTCCGGGACAAATCGAGACTGTCCGTGACTTTGCTGATAGAAGTAGAGTAGAAGTAGACAAAGAAGTAGAGAAAGAGTCGCGCGAAACCGCTTTTAATACATTTTGGACACTATACGATAAGAAAAGAAATAAGGCAAAATGTATTACACTCTGGGCAAAAGTTTCACCCGATAATTATCATACTATATTCGAGCATGTTAAGAAATACGTTGCGGCTACACCAGACTCATTATACCGCAAAGACCCTGAGCGATACATAAAATACCAATGCTGGAACGATGAAATTATTACCGGTAAAGGTGTTGACAAAAACGAGTTTGAGTGGTGTCATGATTAAGGGGAGAAAGTAATGGACATCCGGGCATATATGTCGTCGAAGGGCTGGACGTGGAAAGAGCGGAATAACAGCGCGATCTTGAACTGCCCGTTTTGCGGTGACACAGAGAAGAAGTTCGCAGTATCACTTACGGACGGTGCGTTCAACTGCCTTAGGCTGAATAACTGCGGCCGCAAGGGATCGTTTACAGACCTTCAGCGGGCCATGGGTGACAAGCCGGTACACGTCGATAACGATAGCATGTTGCGCCGCCACGTCAAGAAGCAGTACGACGTACCTAAACCGAACGTCAACAATCTGACAGACTCCGCCTTGAAGTTTTTGCGCGGCCGAAAGTTCACCGATGCTACGATACAGAAGTTCAGGATCAAGTCTGTGGCCGGTAAGAATGCCGTAGCTTTGCCGTACTACAAAGACGGCAAGGTTGTTGCTATTAAATACAGGTGTATCGATGAAAAGAAATTTTGGGGAGAAAAGAATCAAGAGCCTGTGCTGTTTAACCGCGACATGATTTCTGGAGATACGCTGATTGTAGTGGAAGGCGAGTTCGACGCCGTGGCTATGGGAGAGTATGGGATTGACGCAGTGAGTGTTCCGAACGGCGCTCAGTCTATGGAGTGGATCGAGCACGAATGGGACTTCCTCCAGCGCTTCCAGCACATCATCCTGTGCTATGACAATGACACCGCAGGCGAGTCGAAGATTTACGACATCGCGAACCGTCTAGGGTTGTGGAGATGCTACCGTGCTACGCTGCCGTACAAGGACGCGAACGAGTGTTTAATCCAGGGTGTCGAGAAATCGGCGATAGACAAGGCGCTCGCGTTTGCGAAGGACTTCTGCCCGGTAGATTTGGTGAGCGCTGGTGTTTTTACCGAAGACGTTCAGATGCTCTTCTCGAATCCAGAAAAACTACACGGTACGCCGACGCCGTGGGTCGGTATTAACAATATGCTGAAGGGGTGGCGTGACGAGGAGCTAACTGTATGGAGCGGTCGCAACGGTAGCGGGAAGAGCTCCCTGCTCGGCGAAGTGCAGATAGGTCTAGGCACACAGAACATCAGGTCGTGCATAGCTTGTCTTGAAATGCCGGCCGCGAGGATTTTGCGGTGGATGGTGATGCAGTATCTTAACGTCGGCCACCCTACACCGAAGGACGTGACAGAGGCGATGGCGTGGCTTAACGAGTGGATATATGTGGTCAACACTCACTCCGGCGCGACACCAGAAGAATTGCTTAACAAGTTCAAGTACGCCGCGAGGAAGTACGGCGTGAAGCACTTTATCATCGATAGCCTTATGCGAGTTCAGCTTGACGCGCGCGACGAATACAAAGCACAGACTGACTTCGTTTCATCGCTCTTGACGTTTGCGAAAGAATACCGCGTACATGTTCATCTTGTAGCGCACCCGCGCAAGGGCGAAACCGATTCAGATACACCTGATAAGGTTGACATTTCAGGGTCGGGTAATATAACTAACCTAGCGCACAACGTCCTGGTGATGTGGCGACCGTCGGCCGAGAAGAAGCGCAAGGCCGAGGAGGCGGGCGAGAGGCCACCGGACTCAAAGTTATACGTGAAGAAGAACCGCGAGTTCGGAATTGAGGGCGCGGTAAAGTTTAGTTTCAACGAGGCCACTAAGCATTTCACAGAAATTACATTACGATAAGGAGGAAGTATGACACTTAAACAGAAAGCACTTGCCCATTACGACAGGATGATAGAGTGGGCGAAGAAGCAGCCCAAAAAAAATAAGTGTGATCGCGTCAATATGTATTATCACATTTCAGAAACTTGGGGTGGCTCAGATTGTCCTTATTGCCAAAAAATGTCTGAGAAAGATTTAAATTGCTCTTACTGTCGGCTACATGCCGATAATGACGATGACAACTGTTGTTGCGATGGGACATGGATGGACATGGCCAATGCAGAGACATACTGTTGTTGCGATGGGGCATGGATGGACATGGCCAATGCAGAGACATGGGGAACATGGGTAAAGCGCGCCCGCAAGGTGCGAGAATATATCGAGAAGCACGGATAAGGAGGAAGTAAATGTCAGACCTTAACAGATGGTACGGAATAGGAAGGCTTACCGCTGACCCTGCGCTCACGTACACCCAGGGCGGGGCGAGCGTGACGAAGTTTTCAATCGCGTCATCGCAAACGTATACGAAGGACAGCGCGAAGAAGGAGACGACGAGCTTTTTCAACTGCGTCGCGTGGGCGAAGACCGGAGAGATCATCGCTCAGTATGTGAAGAAGGGGCACCGCATAGCGATTGAGGGCCGGTTACAGCAGCGATCCTGGGACGGTTCCGATGGTAACAAGCGCACTGCGGTCGAGATAGTGGTGGATAATTTCAACTTCATCGAGAGGGCGGAGAGGGGCGCGACCGATGCCGCAGCGAAGGTCCAGGATGCGTTCGGCGGGGACGACACGCCGTTTTAGCTATGAACTATCTAGACCTGTTCCACGGCATCGGTGGTTTCGCGCTCGGCGCGTACTGGGCCGGGATGAAATTTGAAAACCATTATTGCTCAGACATCGAACCGTGGTGTCAGGAGTTGTACGCGAAACGGTTCCCGGATTCGATTCAGCTCGGGGACATCACGAAAATAGATACGGGAGAATTGAGGAAGCTGCCAGGGGATTGGATAATCTCCGGCGGCTTCCCGTGAGGCGTGTCAGGATATTTCAATCGCGGGAAAGGGGGCGGGGATACATGGAAGCAGGTCCGGTCTTTGGTTTGAATATTGGCGACTTATTAGAGATTTACGACCGCGATTCGCAATCATGGAAAATGTCGGAATGCTTATTCACCGGGGACTACGCGAGGTCCTCGGGTCCCTTGCGGAAATCGGGTATGATGCGGAATGGCAGGATATACGTGCAAGCGACGTGGGTGCACCGCACCGGCGGGAAAGAATCTGGATTGTGGCCTACGCCAACGACACAGGAACAGATAGACGCGGAATGCGAAATAACCGAAACTGGGAGACGGATGACAAAGAGCGGTTCACGCGGATTGAACCTATCTCGGAAAGTGAAATTCCCCACCCCTCACTCCAACTGTCACACGGGACCGAGGAAGCGCGGAAAAAAAGGGGAGAATTTGCAGACGGCGGTGAAGTGGCCGACACCGCAACAACGCGACTGGAAGGGCAAGCACCAGCGCGTGGCCGATCCGGAGAACCGGGATTGTCTGCCGAATGCGGCTGGTGGTCAACTGAACCCGCAGTTTGTGGAATGGTTGATGGGCTACCCGCTGAATTACACGGATACGAGGGACGACTTGCGGTTAAGTCTTATCAGAGAGTAAACCGACTGCGCGGACTCGGAAATGCGATTGTCCCTCAAATAGCGGAGATTTTATTCAGACGTATATTTGCAAAAACTTCTTGACATTTTATCGACTATGGATTACGTTGTATCCATAACGACAAAGGAGGTAGCAAATGCGGTGCCCACACTGTAAATCAAATAATGACGCCGAGAAGAACAAACGGGAGATGGGGCTGTGAGTAAAAATAAAGGAGGTATATCATGTGTGAATTTGTAAGCTGGGTAGAACACGAAGACAAGCTGTATTACTTGACGGCGAACCTGTTGAACACGAAGGAGGGCCGCGATCTAAAGAAGTTTCTCGGCACTGCATACGCCGAAGACATTAAAGGCCACGGAGCGATTGAGCATTACTTCGGAATCAAGGGAAAGCATTGTGAATGCACTGATTTTTTGTCCCCGAACAACTTCCCCGCTGAGATAGTCAAGGCGATGAAGTCAGGTGCATTCCGAGGCATTGGAATACCCAATTCCGAGGTTCTCACCAAGAAGGCGTACGCCGACTACGAGTCCAAGCGCGATCTGCTTGACGCCGACTACCAGTCCAAGCGCAATTCGATTTACGCCGACTACCAGTCCAAGCGCGATTCGATTTACGCCGACCTCGATCTGCTTTACGCCGACTACTTGTCCAAGCGCGATGATTTGTTTTGGGATATATTCATGGATAAGAACAACCGCGCGAGGGCGTGGGAATGAGAATCAACCTTGTCAAGCGCCATGACGGCACGTTCATCCCGGCATATAACAGCGATGCCGAGAAGTGCGCGAAAATGAAGCCAGCAACGTACGCGATGTCATGGAAGCGCGATAGGAACCCTCGTCACCACGCGCTCGTATTTGGGATGGCGCGGTGCACCCTGGAAAACATGTCCGGCCCCTGGAACTCCGCGTACATGCGAGACCGCAATGGTACACCATACGAGTTTCTAAAGGCAATCATGATCGAGATCGGGCAGGTCGATATAAGCATGAAGCTCGACGGTACGCCGCGCCCGATGGTAAAGTCGCTGGCGTTTGAACAGATGAGCGAGGACGAGTTCCAGCCCATCAGCGATGCGATATCCGAGAAGTGCGCTGAAGTGCTCGGCGTTGAAGTTGACGAGTTTCGGAAAAACTATCAGGAGTATTTATAGCATGAAGAACAGAAACTATATCAAGGAATTTTTACGCCGAACATCAACCAAATACGCCACTACGCGGAAGGGTCTTAATTTCACCGTGTTGGCGTATCCTATTTATTTTAAACCGCCTGCGGCACCGGCGATACGTCGCGTTGAACGCTTCATGTTCATGCGCTATGGTGCTTCATTGTTGGATCGTGTCGTGTTGAAATATATGCGCCCACTGGACAACGACCATGCTTGAAGGCACAATCATAGACCCCGCGATCCGCAAGCAGCTAACCCGCCAGTACCGCGAGTGGAACAACGCACGATCAAAGCAGAAGGGGGAATTGAAGTGCAACCGGTGCAAGAACTACTTTCCGCGCGATCTGCTAACAAGGGTTTACACAGGGAATGGTAGATGGTGGAACGCCTATTGCGATGAGTGCTTGGTTAAGCGCAACCCGAGAATGGCAAGGAGAAGATATGAAGAAGCCACTTAAACCCATAGGACTGTGCGAGATATGCGGCCGCGAGAAAGCGACGCAATGCCACGAGCGGTTCCCGGACACGAAGACAAACTTCCGGCTTTACGGCGATCTGCTATACACGCGCGAGAACACGATGTTTGCCTGCGCCCACTGCCACGCCTCCCACGCGAAGCACGGTCAAGGTCTGGTAGTGTGGGATGAGATGGAGTTCTGCGCGGCGTTGTGTATTGAGCCGAGAAGCAAAACCGCAAGGGCAAAGGCCATGTTCCGATGAACCTTATCGATACCTACATCCGCCACGAAATAGCCTCTCTCGGGCTGGAGTTTGTACCCGAGTTCCGCTTTCATCCCGACCGCATGTGGCGACTAGACTACGCGATACCATCACAGCGCATCGGAATTGAAATCCAGGGTGCGACCTACGCCGCCGGTCGTCACACGCGCGGGGCAGGTTACGCGAACGACTGCGAAAAGCTGAACGCGGCTCAGTGCTTGGGGTGGCGGGTGCTGTGGTACACGACGCAGCAGTTGAAGGCCGACCCTTCGGTGGTCGCGCGAGACATTAAATTATTGCTTGACAAATAAGATATTGCAAGTATAGTGACAACATGGATAATAAGTTCAAGCCTCTCGGAGATTGGGATGATTCGATGTCATTTTGTCCCTCGCAATGCTATCTTAATTTTCGGTATGCGCGGAGATCGTATCAACTATACCTGCGTTGGAGATGGGAAGACCCATGGGAGGCGTATCTAGAGGGGAGATGTTTTCCACTCGTAAGACTTAACATACCGTTTTTTTCGTATGATGAAGTATCACTTGCAAAGGAATCAGCGATAAACAGTGCTATTGATGTCATAAAAACAAGGAGGACGATATGAGCTTTGACACTGCATTAACCGCAATCGACAATGAGATAAAACATCGCAAATTGATTCAGGGTGCCGCTATAAAAATAGGATGCGAGAACCTGCCGACAATAGCGGATAACCGTTCCGAGATCGCGGAGCTTGAACAAATCCGCGCTAATCTTGAAGCGATACAGGGGAGGGATGTATGAAATACGTGTATGCGCTTAAAACCGTACAATCAGACCTCACGTCGTATAATGGATTTAAGTGGAAACGTCGTGGTATTGTGACCGCCCCGGACTGGAATCCCGATCAGGTTTGCGGTGGCGGCCTCCATGCGTTTTTGCGTGGAGAGGGTAACGGCAGTCTCGCGGATTGGTCGACCGATGCGTTGTGGCTGGTGCTGAAAATACCCGAGGGGACATATGTTGATCTAGACGGCAAGATAAAATTCCCACGCTGTACGGTGGTATTTTGTGGCGACCGAAAATCAGCGACCGATAAATTGCAGGCTCTCGGATGCAATGGGCCGATTATCGGAGCGTATAAGGTCGGTGGCGACGGGTCCACGGTCAGCGGTGGCGACGGGTCCACGGTCAGCGGTGGCGACGAGTCCACGGTCAGTGGTGGCTACGGGTCCCGAGTCAGCGGTGGCAACTGGTCCCGAGTCAGTGGTGGCGACGGGTCCACGGTCAGCGGTG